TCATGGTGTATTCATTAACCGAAGCCGCTAGATTTTGTACCTGGATTTGTATTTGTTGCATTTGAGTAGCCAACGCATACTGTTCATCGTTTAAATCAACTGAGTTAATGGTTTCAGTTTCTTCTCCATTAGGAAGTTCAATATCAAATTCAATTCTGTCGTTCATAATTCTCTCCTTATTATGAGTCCTTACTCTGGAATAACGTAATCTGGGTCGGGTACTGGATTGTCAGGGGGATTCGTGATTACGCTGTCGTACTGACTTGCAAATATGTCATCCCACGTTGACGTAGGGCATAAAGCCGTCAATTCAGCTAAAGTCCAACTGCCTACCGCTTTGGGTGTGAAGTTATTTACAGTCTCGCCATCTGCATCCGCATAACTCGCAGGGATGCTCGTATTAAAGCTACTTTCATAGTAAGTCGCGGGACTTGCACTTTTACTGCCCTGATTGTACGTCATACCCAAATCCCACTGTTGTACCTTACTGTTTAACTTATAGGGTATCGCTGTGGTTAGGGTTTTCGTTACTGCCATTTTTTACTCCTTATTATTTTCTAAATCTTCGACTTTTGCTGAAAGTTCTTGGATTGATTTTACAAGCATAGGAACTAAAGCACTTTCGCCTATTCTCTGTCTGCCATCAAAATCATCTTCATACCACATATCAAAGCCTTCTTTAATATCTGGGTTATTATCTATAACTTCTTTAACTTCTTGTGCTATGAAACCATGATTATATTTACCATTCATGGTTCTTTCTTCAGAATCAGCTTTATATGCACTCAGTTCTTCAGATATATCTTTTTCCTTCTTCCATCTAAAAGTAACTGGTCTTAGTTCGTTAATAAAATCTAAACCAACTTTTTCGTCTTGGATATCTTCTTTAAGTCTTACATCAGAAGGAGCAGTAATAGAAGTAGCACCAAAGGCTATGGAAGAATCAGTTTGGTTGTATCCAAACGTAAAAGTCGAGTCTCCTGCTCCTACTACGTTATAACCAAAAACATGTTGATTTATAGAACCAGAAGCCGAAGTATGTGAATAACTACCCATACATATATTTCTAGTACCGGTTGTAAGGATCACAGTGTAATTGCCTGTATCTGAACCAATTCCGACATTAAAATCGCCAGTAGTAAGTCCACCAAGAGCATTATGACCAACTCCGACATTTAATGCACTGTCTGTTAAAGCGTCTAAAGAACCACGACCAACTGCTACGTTATGAGTTCCCGTACTGCAGGCGTTCATAGCGGCCACCCCGATGGCCACATTACTATGCCCTGACGAATTTTGTTCTAACGCTTGATATCCCGTAGCAACATTATATGAAGCTGTGCTATTTGCCGCTAAAGACGCACCACCAACGGATGTATTAAAAGCACCTGAGGTATTTACAGTCATAGCTCCGGCCCCAATTGCGGTGTTAGATTCGCCCGTATTAACAGCATCTAAAGCTAAAGCACCAACAGCAGTACAAAGAGTGCCTGACGTGTTTCCATACATAGCTTCGTTGCCGACAGCAGTATTACTATTTCCAATATTAGCTCTTAATGCTTCTGATCCACATGCTGTATTAGCTGAAGTTGTTGTATTTAGTTTTAAAGCATCAAAACCGACGGCGACATTATCTGATCCTGATGTGCAAGCCGATAAAGCACCAGAACCCACGGCACTATTATAACCACCGCTTAAACTGCCATCGTCTAAAGCGGTATCTCCTAGTGCTATGTTGCTTGTTCCTGTTGGGTAGTTTCCATCAAGTTTAATGGTTCCACTATCGACTGAAACATTCCCACTAACAGTTAAAGTAGAACCATCGAAAGTTAAATTAGTTTCTCCATTTAATGTATTTGCTGTGCCACTACCTGTTATTACGCGATTGTCTGCATTGTTATTAATTGTAGTACCACTCGCTGTAGCAAACGAAAGAGTACCCGATCCATTGGTTGCTAGTACCTGGTCTGCATCTCCATCTTCTATGGGTAAAATCCATATTTGATCGCCTGTTAGGGCGGGGGCCTCAAAGCCAACATAGTTAGAGCCTTCGTAAAATCTTAATTCTTTGTTACTACCACCAATACTTAGGTTGTCGGTTGTCGTTAAAGTGGTAAATGCCCCTGTGGTTGCACTGGACGCTCCTATCGCCGTTCCGTCTATTGCTCCACCATTTATATCGACTGTATTAGAAGCTGTGACTGATAAGCCTAAAGTGATCCAGGCATTGTTAGCCGCATTCCTGAGTTTTAATAAATTATTAGTTGTGTCCACCCATAGCATGAATGCGTACATGGTGGAAGGTTCCGAGGTTCCAGAGTTGGTTGAACTGATTGCTAACAGGGCATTGTTTATATCTGCTCTAACTGTGGCCCCGTTGGCATTAGCTATAACGTAATCATGTTGAGCCATTAAAAGTTCCTTTTAGTGTTTGTAAATTTACGATTAATTACCTTAAGTTCCATAGTTGAATTGTCAATAACCCCGTGCAATATAATCAGCAGTTCTAGCGACTCCTGTGCCGCTTGAGTTAAAGAACTGCAACGTGAAGCCTGTTTTGCTTAAACCGGTAAGGGTGTAGTAATCTCCTGTAGCCATATTCTGAGCCGCTATTCCTAGAACGGGTGTCGCTCTAAATGAAGTGTCAAACGTAATCGTAGAACCACCCGCATCAATACCAGAACTTTCAGCTTGTATTCGATAATAAATATCGGCAACCGCTTTCAACTGACTGACATTAATTTGATAATTGTTATCAGCAGTTGACGCTTCGAGTTTAAACTTAAATCCTCTTCCGTGGTAGTTTCCTATAGTGAATAATTGCCAACCACTCCAAGTGGCCCCACCACTGGCAGGATCATCGTTGGTCGTTGCCACATACAGTTGAGCCAATACATTATCAAAATCTGTTGCATCAATGGATAACCAGGTATCTATATTGCCTTCTCTTAAATCCCATAAGTCGGAGCGATTAACAACAGTAAAAGTAATGGCTCCGTTTAGATTAACTGACCCCACCACTTCAACGTCTATCTTGTCGGCAAATTCATAAGAGCCAGAAGTATCAACCCCACCAATCGAATCGAACAATCCCCAATCATCTATGTCAGTTGTCATGGAATCAATTAAGGTATCGGCTTCAAATTTTAGATAACCTGTATCATCATCCACAATCATATTTGTTTTAGTCCCTGCGAAAGTGGTATCGGTAATGGTACCAAATGATCTGTAGTCAAAAAGTTGAGGGGAGATGGTATTAACTATCGTGGTAGCACTGTCTGATTTGTGTCCCGTTGAATCAACTGCTTTAATTAAATACGTTCCTTTTAATAACGGCATAACCACACTGTTACTGATACCGCTTACATCCTCTCCTATTTGTATTGATTGCTCCCAGGTGGCCCCACTGGTAACGTCTGAATGTCTTATTTCAAACGTACCACCTACCTTCACATCCAGATCGGTTGCAGGAGTCCAGGATAAACTGGCTTCGTTACTATCGACTCGTAAATAGAAATTGGTTACATCAGCAGGAGCCGCCGTTAAACCTGTTATTTCTGCTGTGGTTTCAGCATAAGCACTGGCTATATTGGCATCATTAACTGCTTTAACTCTGAAATTATAGTTACCAGGTGTTATATCAAAAAACTCAAAGAAAGTTCCTGTTGAAGTACCTGGCGATTCCCAGGTGGTACTTTCAGAAGTAAGTTTGAATTGCACTTCATAATGGTCAATAGTAATTCCTAACGCTTCCCAATCTGCATTCGCTACCGCCACCCAAGATAAAGTCGCTTTGGCCTTTACTCCCGACCCAACAAAAGAACTGGTCAATACTTCGGTTACACCCGTGATACCAGGTGGATTAATGGCAGGAAGGACAGAAGTTCCTTTGACTGTAAAGAGTTTAGCGGCATAGGTTGAAGTGAAACCAGGATTGTTTCTGGCCCTCACGTTGAAGGTATAAACCCCAGGCTTTAAATTATCAATATTAAATTGGGTTCCGTTGACATCTCCTACATTAATTAAATCTTCATCATTTAATTTTTTATAAGCTATGTCATAAGCAGAGACAAACGGGGATAAAGATTTATCCCAACTGATTGATATACGATTGGTTATTTTTGGATTGTTAAATAATAATTCTTCACTGACTGTAATATTAGCGGGAGCCAGGACGGAATGAAGAGAAGGAAGCTGAGTATTGGGAGAGCCTTCCCAGGAAGCCGCCGCCACTGTGTAAACTTCACTGTCGTATTCTACTGCCGTTATATTTATTTCATCGGTGGCTTCTATTCCAATCTGTAAAACTCTAAATATCTTTCCTGCTCCTGCGTTAATTGTGTCCCAACCAGGACTCGCTAATTTAATGTAAATCGTGTCTCCTACTTCTGCTAACAATCCGTCCTGGGTGGTTTTAAAATTAATCATTACGTTTTGTCGTGATATTTTTAAATTCTGATTGGCTATGTATTTAGCCATGAGCATATCTGCCGTAAAGGGCAGTTCTATTTTTTTGTGTAAGAGTAAATCGTTGTCGAATTCTTTATAACTTGAGGATTCAACTATAGAGAAATCCGCTTGCCATTCCCGATCAGGATTAAAAAATTCTGCTGTTACTTTGTTAGCTAAAGTTTCTTTACCACCCAATATAATTTCATAATCGGGCATGATGTTTGATTCATCAAAAGTAAGGGCGGCAGTTGTGGGTTTATCCAATATTAATTTGTACTTACCACCGCTAAAGATTAAAGACCCTCTACAAGAAGTTAGCATTTTATCGAGAATGTTTATGCTTGTTTCTGCTGTATTAATAACTCCGTTTAAGGTATATCTTTTTTGAGATACCTCGGAATAAGTACCACTGACAGTCTGAGTAAAAGTAACCACTTCATCACAATAATCGGCGGCAGATTCAAAAGTAGTATCATCAATTAAAGTTGAATCAATGGCCCTTCCGTAGTTGCTACTAATTAAATAATCACGAATACAGAGAGCAGGGTTGTTTGAAAACCTCTCAATGGGTAAGCCGTCAGAAGTAGCCGTTTGTCTGGGGTCTTGAACCCTTTTTCCTTTTATATCTACAGAAACAGTTGGAACACCAGAGGCCCATGTTTCGGGGTCATATTGAAGTCTTACATAAACGTAAGCAACACCCCTTAATCTATAATCGTCTGTCCAACTCCAAGTGCCACCGCCGAACCCCGCTACATATTTTAATTCTTGAGAAACAGTTTGATCCTCTGTTCCAACCTGCGGCTCTATGTAACAAAATTCTTTATTGGTTCCACCCGTATTGTGTATTTCAAACCTGGGGTCTTTATTGGGCCACGCCTCTACGTTGTTTAAATAAACTGCTGTAATTTCTGAAATTGGGCCTTCACACAATGCAAATACCATATTGAGATAAGCATTATGAGTTTGCACAATTCCATCATCGTCATAGCCGTTTGAGGTTCCCATAAATATCCTAGTTCCACCCACTCTTCTTGCCCCATAGACAACGGGTATGGGAGCCGTATTAGACGGAGCATTTGCAAGTATCGTGGCCCCTTGTTGTCCTAACCCTATGTCTGGAATCTTGCTTAAATAACCACCCAACCATTTTGCCGCCCCGATGGCGGCAGTTCCCGCAACCACATAACCAATAGCTACGGCTAGTGTTGACCCCACACCCGCTCCCATAAGCCTTACTGCTATCCAGTAAGCGGCATTAACTATTGCACTCCAAATCCAACTCATGCTGTACTCGAAGCTGAAAACGGCTTTTTATTTTTGACAGGAAGCTGTGTTTTTATATTAGGCCCACCGCCTGTTGTTGCACTGGTGGCCTTAACGGGTAATTTAATAATGACCTGTTTACCACCACCCGTTGTTGTTTCCGTAGCTGTCTCGGAAGCTGTAAAGGTAACGCTGTTGGTGTCTGGAACGCTGACCACTGTGTGATTATCATTTAAAACATTTTGAGGAATGCCACCCACATCCATTGTCCCTGCTATTGAAAAGGTATCATCCACCACTAAGCCGTGTCCTGTTTGATAAACAGTAACAGTAGCCGAAGAAGAAGTTGTTGAGATCGGTGGTGGTTTAGGATCAACCGCATCAAAAGTAACACTGGCCCCGCCGCCATAAGTAACAGTTGAGGTGGGTTCGGTTGTTACCGCTATTTCAAAAGAGTTTATATCAATAACATCTCCTACTGTATGAGTATCGTTAATTTCATCCGCAGGAACGCCACCGACATCGGTTGATCCTGCAATCACTACCGAATCGCCAGTAGATAGACCATGATCGGTTTCGTTGACTGTTACTGCATCCGTAACCGAAGTGTCAGTGCTTATAGGTGGAGCCGTAGTCTCAACATCTTCTACGATTTCTATTACATAATTTGTATCGTTAACCTCTACCACCGCATGACTATCATTTATATTATCAGCAGGAATACCACCCACACTATCAGCGTCTTCTATGGTCACTGTTACGCCTGGATGAATTTTATTTTTAATCGCCCCTTCTTTTGAGGGAATTATTATTTGATTTGTTTTATTACTGGTATCGACTGTCGTTATACCAGGGGATATTGATTCATCATTAACTTGAATTTCTGCTCCACCTTCATAGGGAACAATGACAGGGGAACTGATAAAAGGGATGTCCCAACTGTTTGACCCGATTGATACTACGACATGAGTTCCGTTTAAATCGTCCATGTAAGTACCTGTAGCGTTTGTTATAACTATTACATCGTCAACTACGACATTATGGTCTATGTCATAAACAGTAGCCGTTTCATCATCGTTAATCGTGACGTTGTTACCGACTAAATCTAAATCGTAAATTTCTTCTGAGCCTACATCCCTGGTATCAATAACCGAACCAAATTCTCCCGCTAAACTTCCTGCTCCCGTTACCCTGGTTCCTGGATCAAACTCTGCTCCCCACACTATGTCTTTGATTATTTCAGACGCATAGTTAAAGCCTAAATCCCCTGGGTAAACTGACTGTTGTGATGCCTGGTTGGTGTAACGACCTGATGTTTTTTCAAAATCAACAAACTGATTGGCTACGGATATTGAAACAGTGGACATACCTTCATTTTCCGCTTCGTGAATTGAAGGGGTATTCATGTTGCCTTGAAAAATTAAAACAGGATCAGCAATTAGTGAATCGTCTGAGGTACTTAAAAAACCTTTATAAATAACCACCTTTCGGTCAATGAAGCGTTCTGATAAAACGTGATTAATATAAACCTGATCCACCCCTGAGATACTTAAAGTTAAGCTGTTAATTATTAATTGCGTTGTTTCTTCTATATCACTGAAACTTAAAAAATATCCCAATGGAGAATAAGTATTGGAATCGTAGGTAATGGGAATAAATGAATCCGTTAAATATTGAGTTCCCGTTGGGGAATCAAAATATATTTTAACTAGATGTATTGGTTGGTTCTGGCTTTTAACGATCTCTGTTTGAAAGGCAGATGTACTCCCCCTGTTTGTCATTACGCAACCTCAACCAACTCTATTTCGTATGAATAATATGCTGTTGCATTGGTAGCGTAACTTCTAATATCTGAACTAAAAGAGACATTAAAAGGCACACTGTTTATCGTAATTGTTTCATTATCAGCTACCGCAGTTGCTAACTTCGGAGCGAAATTCAAAGTCGCATCTCCCGATCCGTCACTACCCATATCGGCAGTACACATATAAATTTTATTTTGGCCTGAGAATTTAAAGAAATCTCCTGTTTTTAAAATGCTTGATGTTGAGACTGTTAAGCCATCAACTGAACAAGAACTGGCTCCAACACTGGCGGCTCCATCTACTACTGGAGATTCAGTGGTCACTCCGCTAGTAGTTCCTATAGTGGTTGGAACCCAGGTAAACGTCTCATACTGGCCCCGTTGTTTTACAGAAAAGGCAAAAATAGGGTCAAAATTGGCTCTGGTCATTGGAGCAAATCTAACAGAAAATCCCCATCGTTGACCGCCCCTGGAACGTACTTGTCGGGTTAGATTACTGGTAACGGAAACCAAAGTCGGTTCAATAGATTGAACCTCAATCGACTCTGGGGTTGGTGTACTAGGAAATGTACCACTCATGGCCCTAGTGGCCCTCTACGTCCACGCTTTCTAAATGATTGTTCTACGATTCCCACAATAGCGGGAGCCTGTTGTGATATGGCTTGCAAAGTATCTCTTGAATCCCAGGACGTAATATTAAAACTCACATTAACGTTTGCTCCTGCTCCTGCAAGCTGATTGTTAGGAACAATAGTCCCGTTGCCGTGTGGAACGAATAATTCTGGCCCCCTCTCTCCTACAATGTATGGAGTACCACCAAGAACGGGTCCACCCGTTGCTTCTCCTGTTGGTGTTTTACCACCAAAGAAACCTGTTACTGCTCCTATTGCTTTTTGAACTATAAACACCCTAATTAACTGTGCAATTATGTCTTTAAGAATTTGATCCATTACATCTTTTAATCCTTCCACTCCCGATCTGATATTCATAAAAGCATCAACCAATCCATCTTCTAATTTTTTGGCTACACTTTCTCCTAATTTTTCAAATTTTAATAAAGTTGTTTCATTGTTTTGAAATACTTTTTTAAATCCTATACCAAAACCCTCAACAGATTTTGCTAACTCTGGGA